TGGGCGGCAAGTGTTTTGGTGCTGGGCTGGTCTGATAGGCGTGCCGGCAGGCCGTTGCGCTGTGCCCAATGCCAGCGCGCATGCTTCACGCGCTTGGCCTCCACAATTTGCTCTGGCGTAAGCCGCGGCTTGGGGCCGCAGTGTGTAGGGTTGCGGATCATGCTGCGCCCTCACAAAACAGGCCGCCCTGACCAGCTGCGCCGTTAAGATTGTCGCAGGCCTGCCGCCAATATGCTTGTTTAAGCTCAGTGCCGATAAACTTGCGGCCAGCTTTAAGCGCTTGATAGCCCTCGCTGCCAATGCCCATGAAAGGCGACAACACAACATCGCCAGGATTTGACCACATCACAAGTGCGCGCTCGATCAAATCAAGTTGCAGCGGGCAGAGGTGCTTTTCGTCCTTTTCGCTACGCGCTGTTTTCACGTTAAGCACGTTGGTCTGCCGGATATCCATCCACACAGGCGATGCCCATTGCTGCCACTGCTCGACGGGAAACTCTGATGCTTCATGCGTAATCGGGCTTGCGTTCTCTCCCGGCTTCACAAAGGTAATCAAATAATCGGGCATGCCACCTCGAGACTTGGCGCTATCGGATCGCAATTGCTTGTACAGCAAGCCAACGTGCTTGGTGCGCGTCATCTCGACAACGGGACATTTCCAGATAGTGCGGCGGCTGTGCATAATCCATCCTTCCTCCTGATGAATGCGAATAATGTCGCCGCTGAAGTCTTTGATGCCCACAGCGCCATCTTTCCACTTAGTCATGGGAAGGTCGCTGCAATGCACGGCAGTCAAGCGCCCTGGCTTAGTAAGCCGGAACTTTTCGCGCACCAGAAAACGGTAATGTTCGGCAAACTCGCCATCGCTTGAGCTGTTGCCCATGTCGGCGGCGCTATCGCTGTAGACAAACAGCGAGCCAAAAGGCGGCGAGTACACGCTAAAGTCAATGCACTCGCTGGGCATCTGCCGAGTGACGCTGACACAATCTCCGTGATAGGCGACCCAGTTATCGCCAGTGGCTTGATTTAAGCAATCCATGATGGAAGTGATCCTTTATGTGTAGGGTTATAAGCGACGTTGCGTGCACTCTCTTTGCCTTTGTTGCGCAGCATGGCAGCACGCATTGCAACCTTCATGCTGTCGTGGTCTGTGGCTTTGCGATCAATAACTCGAGCAATGGAATCCTCGCCTTCAGCAACAACCAAGTGAACGTGAACCTCGCGCTGCTGCCCAAAACGCCAGAACCGGCGCACAGCCTGATACCAAGACTCGTAACTAAATGACCGGCCAACAAACACCGTGCTGGCGCAGTGTTGCCAATTCAAGCCAAAGCCAGCTACAGACGGCTTGGTGACCATGATCCTGGCATCGCCCATTGCAAACGCGTCAAGGTTTGCCTCTTTGGTTTCGGGCTTCATTGATCCGCGAACCTCAACCACGCCTAAAGCGCCTTTGAGTGCCGCAAGAATGGCATCGGCTTCATAATCGGTGTCGCACCAAATCACCCACGGCTGATCGTCGGATAGCGCAAGGTCTGCTGCAATCTGCGCGCGTTTTGTTGCAGTCCCGCGCTTAATGGCATGCAGGTTAGTGGCGCTGACCACTTCATCGCCAAACAAGCCGCCGGTAATCGTAGGGGCAGACTCAGCAGCTCTATGCCGATGAACGTGCATCGGCGGCAGGTCAAAACCATCATCACAGCCGCCAAGGTCAGACGGCTTTTGCGCGAGCCGCGACCATGAAGCCATCCAGTCCCAAAATGCCTCAACACCGTGGCGCTTGAGCCGCCATGATTGGCTGGCGTTCATGGTGTCGTTGATGAAAAACCGCGACAACATCTCGTTGCTGTTCATCACATTGCAGAACTCGGCATATTGCCCAAGCTCCATATGATCGTTAGGCGCTGGCGTTGCTGTGGCCGCAACTTTGAATCGCTGGCCGCTAAATGACTGGATCAGTGATCTGGTGGTTTTTCCAGTAAAGCTTTTGAGTATGCTGGCTTCATCGAGCGACACAGCGCCGAAAGCACTCGGATCAAGCAAGTGCAGCCGATCATAGTTGCATACGTTGATGCCTTCTTTTGCTTCGGATTGATCACGGATAACTTGCGTGGCATATCCAAACTTGCGCCCCTCTCGCGCAATCTGGCCGGCCACTGCAAGCGGGGCCATGATAAGCCCGATGCCGTTGGTAGCAGTTCTAGCGTGTTCGATGTATTCAAGCTGCACCAGCGTCTTGCCAAGGCCCGTATCGAGAAACAAGCCGCCAGCGCCAACCTCAAGCATAAACTCAACACAATGGCGCTGAAAGTCAAACAAATGCGATGAGATAGAAGGCATAGACGGCAGCCCACGCTTCACAGCAGCCGGTGTTTTCATGCGCAGAAACTCGCTGTAGTCGATCACAGCTTGACCTCCAGCCGCTCGCCGCCTTGCAAGTAAACACCTGGTATCTCAATGCCAGCCTTCAGCGCGGCTTTCAGCGCCACCTTGTCGGGCTTTGGTGCCGGCGGCTCGGCTTGGCGCATGTATTCGGCAGGGATTACTGCCGTTTCCATGATCTGCACCGCGTCGGGTGTTTTGCGCACGGCAAGCGTGAACTCGGGGCACTCCACCTTGCTGATGCCGGTCATCTGCATTTGCAGCAGCAGATATGCGCGGATCTGCTCGCTACGCTTGCGCACCCGGTTAGCGCGCTCAGTCATCGCTTTGGCCGCTGCGTCGATCTGGTCTGCGGTGGCATCAAGCCCCAATGCAAACTTGGCGACCTGCACCGCCTTTACCTCAATGTCGCCTTGCAGCCCTTCCAGCGTGTCGCGTATTACTTCCATCGGCACGTCGCCGCTATCGGCCAGCGTCAGCAGCTCGCGGTAATCGTTCGCTAATTCGTACAGCGCAACGGGGTTCATGGCGCACCGCCAGTCATCTGCGCCTTGTGGTGATCGTAGGCCGCCTTGAACTTTTCACGCGCTACGTTGTCAGCGGCGCTACCGGCATGCGTCCACGCTGCGCTAAATGCTGCGGCAAGCGACGGCAGGTTATCGGCAGCCTCAAGTGCGGCCATGTGGTCTACCACCTCGCTCTCAGTCAGCGCAGTGCTGGGCCGCGCTGTTGCCACCGCACGCTCTACGCTTGGCGGGGTCACGTCCACCGGCTCCATGTCCTGCGCTTCCTCAACGCTGTATGTGCCAACGGCAACACCGGGAAAGCAAGTGCGCACGCCCTCGCTGATGCACCGTGCGCGCAGCATGGCGCGCGGGTAGCTGCGCCAGGTGGGATTCTTCGTCAAACCGGCACGCTCGGCACGCTCAATCGTCCATTCCACCGCAACACTGCCGGCCTGCGGGTGTGTGAAAATGCCGGTGCATGCCGTATCGGTGTACTCGCGCCAATGGACAGAACCGCCAGCGGTCTGAAACCGCGCCAGCATGGTGTCTGCCTTGAGCGCCGGCCTGCCGTTGATGATGTGGTAATCGCGTGCTGCGATCATGGGGTGCATACCCTCGGCCTGCGCCAGCATCATGAGCGCCAGCGCCTGCTCGGGCTGCTTGGCCCCAAACATGCCGCTTTTAGCAACGGCAACGGCCATGCGCTCCATCTGCGCAAAGCTCACTTCGGTGGTGGGAAGATTAGACATTAGTGGTGGTCTCCGTGTTTGTTGTGGTCAATGCGTTGGTGGCGACGCGCTCAATTTCTTTGGCGAAGCTGGCAAAAGCGCCAGTCACATTGATGGCGGTCATCATTTGCGCGCCATATTTGATGTCGTTCAAGGCGGCACGCAAGGCGGCGTTTTCGACTTCGAGTGCTTGGATGTAGTCAGTGGACATATGCCCTCCAGTAGGTTGTGAGCAACGGGGTGAATTCTCTCGTTGCCATGCAAAACTAAACGATGTAGGGTCTGGCTGTCAACACTTTTCGGGAGTCTTTTTTTATGAATCCGGCCAGACTCAAGGCAGCAGCAAAAAACAAGTCCACCTATATAGGTGAACCATGTAAAAAGGGCCACGGCACGCAGCGTTATACGATTAACAATCGCTGTGTAATCTGCACTCGCGAGGCCAGCGCAAAGCAGCATCAAAAGGTGCGTGAATTGTTGCGCCAGGCAGGGTGGCAGTGAACTATTACGAACACCATCTTGGCGATTTCATGCGCGACACGGCGCATTTGACGATGCTTGAGGAAGGCGCTTACAGGCGGCTGCTAGACCTGTATTACATACGCGAGCAGGCGCTGCCGGATGACCGGCCAATGCTGTACAGACTAACCCGAGCGCACACGGCGGCAGACCGAAAGGCCATTGATGCCGTGATCGTCTTTTTCTTTTTTTCAAAAAGTGGATTCCTCCACCAGCGTAGAGTGGATTTCGAGATTGCTCGATTCCAAGACAAGCGCGAAAAGGCAAAAGCCTCATCAATTCTGGGGGTTAGGGCTAGGCAGAAGGCTGCATTGGGCAACCAAGCGGTTACCGAACGATCAACCGAACGGTTACCGAACGATCAACCGAACGGGTTACCTCTCCAGACTCCAGACACCAGACACCATATTAAGAACAGCGAAACACCACCGGCAGCGACCC